CCACCCCGTGAAGCCAAACTGGTACTTCCGGTTGGTGGTGATCCAGAACTGCGCATGTTTCGTGTTCATGCCAATAAGCTGTTGCGCGGGTTGATACTGATCCACGACCATCTGAGCTCCATTCCATCGAAGCGACATGAACCCAATCTTTGCCACATCGGAAGACTCCTCGAGGAATCTCTGCTGCGGCTGGATCTTGTTCCAGAATAGGTTCCACACTTCTTGGTCTGAAGTCATCAGATCGACGTGCTCCGCACCGAACCAGGCCGCACCGAACGCGGTTTGCACCCCGCTCAGTGTCAATGTGGGAAGAGTGGACTGGAATCCATTGATCCCGGCATTGTTCGTCCCGTCAGGAACGATATCGCTCCTGTCGATGCCGCCGTAAGAACCGAAAGCGTTCCCGTTGTCAAAAGCCGCCGACATTCCATCCAACTGGAGAGTTGAACTGTCGGTTCCCTGGCCGTCCAGGTACATATCCGTGGCTAACAACTTCGCCATTTTGCCTGCGGCATTGACGAGTTTGCTTTCCACATAGGACATAGCAGCTTCCGGACCTCGATTGAGAACATTGTCGGTGCCAAAGAGAGTGACGTTGACGTAGTAGTACTTGACGTTGACCTCGACAGCGGTGTCGGTCTCAACATACGACGTATCAAACGTCCCACCTCGGCTAAAGGCGTCACCTGTCAACTCAGCGTAGATAATCGGATGACGAATCGTCCGACCACCCTCAAAACGCTCGGCGTTTCGAGTACGCAAACGAGTGAAGACTGGAGAAGCCTCGTAGACGTTGTCCACCAACCGCGGGATGATGAATCGGTTCGTCTTCGAACTAATGTCATCAAAGGTTAGTGCCATACTTTCCTCCTTGAGTTACTACAATAAAAACAACACAAGTGGCTTGCTTTGGCACTTTCGACTTCCCGAACAACCTTTCCACCTTAGCTTTCGGTGGCTTGCGGTCACGGGCTGCGACGGCGGGGCCTTGCAGACCTTTCCCACGTTTCCCTATCCTTACTCGGGGGCAACCTTCCCTTCTTTGCGAAGCTCGGCAGCAGCGGCAGCAGCGGCCTGTTTGGTTGACAGTTTAGAGTCAACCAACGGAAACTGTATTTTCGATTCGATCTTTTGGCGTTCATCGGCGCGCGCCTCAGTGATCTTGACTTCCGTGCGCTTGTCCTGAACGAAGAGATCGTAAGCCGTTTTGAACTCCTCCTGGGTGCCTATCAAGCTGCGCTCGGTCGCATACTTGATAAAGGCATCACGATCCAGGGGTTCCTTGAACTCCGTGTTGTGGTTTTGATTGAGATCCATCAACAGGAAAATGTTGTCGTAAATGTTACCTGCGAGTCGGTTACCTCCTTCAAGCAACATTTTTTCAGCCTGATCCTTGGTGAAACCGCCACCGTTGAGGGCAGCGGTCCTGAGATCTTTGATTTCGCCGCGCAGAGTCGTGACCTCTTTCAGCATTTCGCCCTCTGAACCTTCGGAAAAGTCACCTGCGCGTATCTTGTCCTGCAGCTCGACGATCTTCTCATCTCGCTCGGCCAGTGACTGCTGCAAGCCATCCGCGCGAGTCACGTTGTCGTGAACGATCTTGTCGGCATCGCCCTTCCACTTGTTCCACTCGGTGGTTTTCTGCTCAAGAGCCTCTTCCTTGGCCTTCAGCTCGTTACCCTGCAGATCGAGTTTTTCCTTCCCCTCATTCATCGTGCGGTCGTAGTCGGCCTGACGGAGCCAACCCGCTTGAAGTGCATCCGGGGCGTTCTCCATGGTCTTGAGGAGCTGATTCCGATAGGCGTCAGTCATCCCCTCGGTCTTTTCGATTGCTTCTTTCAGTTCCGGTCTTAAAGGCATCTCATCTCCTTCAGCTTCCCTTGGCTTTCCCGGAGGGCTTGCGCCAATGGGTTGCGCTTCGGATTAAAAATATTTAATCAGGAGAAGGACTGTGCTAGGATGGGTTTTCCTATTAGCCCATCCGGAGTCCTTCTCCGGATCAACAGCCCTGGGGGACTATCCCCCGGGGCTTTTGCCGTTTACACGGCTATGGGAACCTTCGTCCCCATGTTTACTGCTGGACTCGCCCCCAAAGGTGCCAGCGGAGCGGGGGCTCCCCCCTGCTTCGCCAGATCCTTGTTCACTTCTTCCCTCATCGAGGCAATGAAATATCGAATGTCAGGTAGAAGCTCTGGCTCCTTAATCTTCGCCAGCTCACGTTCGATATTCACCGCTGTCTGAATCGCACCGCCTGAGTCCGGAAAGGCGTCAACGGGCGTTTGGGGGACAGGGGCTCCCGATTGCGCCAGTTTGACAGCCAATTTAGTAATGAGATTGTCCGCTATGGGAGCCAATCCCGGTTTCATTTGGACGAGTTTTGCGATCAGGGTAGTGATCACATTCAGATCAGGTTCTCCTGGAGCTGCCATGCCCCCTGGCATACCAGGAGGTTGCTGCACTGGAGCCTCTGCGGGTGCGGTAGCCGCCAACTCTTGGCCGGGACTGGCCGCAGCAGCAGGGCGTTGCATTTGAGCGGCAACATCCATGCCTGGAGGAGGGGCGATTCCTAGATCGGTGTAAGCCACAAGCTACTCCTTAGTAGGGATTCCCTTTCTTCATCTTGCCACCGCTGTCTCCACCTCTCTCACCACCAGGGCGTTTCTGGTTCACAGAAATTGGCTCTGGGGAGTGAGGGCAGAACACGGCCGGCGAAGTGAATGATTGAGCCGAGGGCATGGCTCCGGGGGCCGGGTAGGTTCCAGGATCGTGCCCAGGATAGTGCGCGGGAACGACCAGGTCGTGACTCATCTTTCCATCTTTCATCGTTGCCTCCTTGTTTTGCTCATCGTCGACTGGATTTTCGTCGGCTTGAGCGTTTCGATTTACGTTTCCCTTTTTCTGATCTCCGCTGCTCCGAAGCAGCAATCGCAGTCGCCATTTTCACATCCGTAACGACTTCTCCAGTTCCTCCATGGTGAAGGGTACGCTCACCGTATTCACCCATCACCCTCTTGAACTTCTTTCCGACTTTTATGGGACCTTTGTGTTTCTTAGCCATTTGTCCCTAGTTTCAGCATAAAGACCTTGTCAAGCCAACTGGAGCAAATTCTGGAGATTTTGGGAGCCTTTTCCACCCGCACCGCCCTGAGTTCCTCCAGCAGCTCCCGACAAGAGTTGGCTTAAGGTCATGCGACGAATCATGGCAACTTCCTCCTCACCCAACTCTTTCATCACTCTCTCGTATTCGTTCTCCATTCCGAGCTTCCGGAACAATGCTTTTGTGCTGTATTTGCCTTCCTTGGCTAAGGCGAAAGCGACCAGGGCTTCCTTCTCGCGGTTGGAGTTGAGGGTGCTGCCCTCTGCTATCAGGAAAACAAATTGTTTCCGGTGATCCTGCGGGTGAATACCCTGTGGCGTCATATCGCCAGGAACCCAATCAAATACATCTTCAAAGGTCACCCCGTCACGGCCCAGGAGAAACATTCGCCTACGAACGTCATAGAACTGCATGAAATTGGAGATCATCTGTTCGCCCAACTCCCTCAGTGCGACTTCGATATAGCGACCACGCAAGCGCATGATGGTCTGCTGGTTCTCTTTCAGCGATTCCAGGGTATTCCCGGCCGGTGTGACCTTCTTACGGGCCAGCCCGCCCACGTCGAGCAACCCGGAATCATCGTCCATCTCGTTTTGAGCGTACAAGAGAGTGTTCTGTACGAAGCTGGGAAGGTCGGGAATGCGAGCATATTGTGGCGCAGCGGGTGCCTGGGGACTGTAGCCGATCTTGGCGTTAGGCATATTGGGATCCATCTGCGCCTTGACCGCGTAACTGAATGCGTTGTCCGGGAAAATGAGCGGAGGATTAACCGCCTTCTTGATCATATCCAAGATCCCGGCCAGGACCGTGTTGACGATATCCTGCAGCGGGATCTTAGTTCTCAATTCACTGATACCGTGGAACTGCCAGGGTACTGGCTTCAGTCGGACCGTGATGAAGGGATAGCGTCCG